AGCAAAATATTATATAACCTTATATTATTTTACTGCTTATAAAAATGAATACTTTATATAACACACAATTTGGAAAGGGAATTGTTGTAATTAAACGACTATTTTAGTCGTTATTTTTGTATGGCATTTATTAAAAAAATAAAAGCTGGAGATTATAAACAACGTAGTATTCTTGAAAATTATGTTAGAAATACTTTTGGTTTAAACACAGAAATAAAAAATGATATTATAATTGAGGGTAAAAGAGATGAATTAGCTTTATTAAATTTAAGTGATAAATCAATTTTTTGGGGAATTACGTGTAAAATAACTGATATTCCATCAGAAAATATTAAATTTTCTAAACCAGATAGGGGTAAAAAAACAAAATTTGGTATAAATTTAGAAATATAAAATAATTCATTGCCTGTTTCAGTTGGCGGATGAAGTTAATCCTTTCCCGCCAACTAAAATAGGTTGAAAGGATAATATGAGACCAACAGAAACTATTTTGGGTTTGAAAGCCCGCAAAGCCATTGCCAAAGGAGTCAATTTAATTTACGAAGCCGTTAGACTCACACTCGGACCACAAGGGCAAAATTTTCTGCTTTATCGGACTTTAAACCGAGGTAATAGGTTAACAAATGACGGCTATACCGTAGCAGAATGTATAGAGCCAAAAGATAAGTTTGTGAGAATGGCAGCGGAAACTTTCAAGGAAGCGTGTAAAAGAACCAATGAAAAGGTGGGTGATAATACCACAACCACGGCAGTAATCGGCGGTAAGTTATTTAATAATTGCTATAACATTTTAAGCGATTCAAGCTGTGAGTTTTTAGCCAAGAGTTCAAGCAAATTAGGTGTTGTATCATTGAAAAAGAATATACTGTCCAGTGCTGAAAAAGTTAAAGATGAAATATTAAAAAAAGCGAAGAAGATTAAAACTTTAAAGGATTTAGAGCGAATAGCGACCATATCCATTGAAGATGAAGAAGTAGGCAAGATTGTTGCTAAAATGGCTTGGGATGTTGGAGTTGATGGCTATATTGATGTGGTTGAGGGATTTAAGGGTAAAATTGAAACGGAAGTAATTAAGGGGATGAGATTTCCAGCTAAAATAGCCGGTAAGGCATTTATTAACCGGGCGGAAAGATATGAAATGGTGGCCGAAGATTGTCCGGTTTTGATAACCAATTACAAGGTTGATAACGCGCAGGATTTAAGTTCGTTAAAAGAAATAAATGATAAGGAAACATCAAAGCTGATTATTATTGCCCCGGCGTTCAGTGATAATGTATTGCTGAATATAATCATGGCTTGTAAAAATGGATTTTTCATATACCCGGTTGTCGCGCCATCACTAAGAACGGATCAATTTGAAGACCTATCGGTATATTGCGGTGCGACTTTCATTAACAAAGATACTGGAAAAAGATTAAAGAATATTCAGATTAAAGATTTGGGATTTTTAGAAAAGCTGATTGTTAAAGACAGCGAGGTAAAAGACGAAGCGGTGGCAACTGGTGGCGCGGGATGTTCATTGAATAAAAATATTACTGATGATGAAGTTGGTTTTAACGGCAATGAAACCAAAGAAGAAAAGCTAACTCCAATTCAGGAAAGAATTAAAACCTTGAAGGGACAGCTTGAAGAAACCAGACAAGAGCAGTTTAAAAACCTATTGAAAAGACGGATTGCGTCAATATCATCAGCAGTCGGTATTATCAAAGTCGGTGATACGACACAAGCCAGCAGTCTATATCGCAAACTGAAAATTGAGGATGGCGTCTTTGCTTGTAAGGCCGCGCTAAGAGGTGGTTATGTCAAAGGTGGCGGATTATGCTTAAAAGAAATTGCGGATAAAATGCCTGATAGTGATATTCTAAAAACGGCATTGTTAGCACCTTACGAACAGATACAAAACAGCTCAGATGAAGCCATTGAAATAACTGATGATATTATTGACTCAGCCGAGGGTATTTATTACTCGGTTGAACACGCAGTCGGAGTTGTGGCCAATTTGATAACAGCCGGTGGTATAACAGCAGAGATTGAAGAAGAAACAATGGGTGATGGATTTAAGTTAATCGCTCAGCAAATGGTTGAACAGAATATCACGCAAAAACGCAAAGAGGGTCAGATGACAGAAGCCCAAGAAGCGGAATATCAAGACAGATACGGCGGACTCAATGAGGAAGAATTTATTAGACAGCAAGAAGATTAAATATATGACAATTATAAAATGTAAATGCGGTCATGAGATTGAAAAAGAATATGCAAATTTATTTGATATTAATACTTGGCAATGGATTTGTATAAAATGTGGACAAAGATATATAGAAAAAATTAAAAAACCAATTGAATTAACTGAGTAATATGCCAACATCAGGAACTCCTCCACGAGGCGGAGCTGGTTTTTCCAGCAAGGCCAACAAAGAAAATCCAAAGATGAGAAAAATGGCAGTGCCACATGCCAATCATTCTTCGGCTCATAAAAAAATGAAAGCGCGCCGAGCGGCTAGATAATATTATGTCAAAAGCAATTAAAAAACTTTACACTTCAAAAGGTGTGAAAGCCCCGAAAGGGAAAGGTATTCACACAATGATGGAACTTGATGAACATTATTGCGATGTAATTATAAAACGCTGGGAAGATTATACTGGGAATAAGGCTATAAAATTGTAGCAATAACAATAAGTTTACTATGCCATTTGTAAAAGGTGATCCAAGAATAAATCGTGAAGGAAGACCTCCTGCCAGTAAAAACTTTACCACAAAAGTAAGGGAAGCTTTAGAAAAAATTGCTGAGGGAAAAGATTATACTTACGAAGAGGCGTTTATTAAAAGTATATTGAAAAAAGCCATAGTTGATGGCGATGCGACTACGCAAAAACTTATTTGGAATTATCTCGATGGAATGCCAATGCAAAAAACTGATATTACAACAGACGGCAAACCATTATTCTTACCAAGTGAGATATTAAATAAGCACGAATTGAAAAATGATTCTTCATAAAACACAGAAACTGGTAGCGAATGACAAGCATAGATTTAGAGTGGTATGTTGCGGCAGGCGCTGGGGAAAAACTACTTTAGCCGCGTTTGAGATGATTGGATTTGGCGCCGCTTATGATAATGTCAGAATACCTTATTACGCGCCAACCAGAGATGATGCCAGAGATATTATGTGGAAAATGCTTTGTGATTTGGCTGAACCGATTATCGTAGATAAAAATGAAAGCAGGCTTGAGCTGACGATAAAAAATAAATTTGGCAAGACTTCGTTATTGGTTTTATACGGCTGGGAAGCGGTGCAAGAAAGACGCAAAGGCGTAGGCGTAAAAAATAAATTTATCGTTTTAGATGAAGTTTCAAAATATAGGAATTTTTGGGAAGGCTGGCACGAAGTATTAAGACCGACTCTGACTGATTTGAAAGGCGAGGCATTGTTCATCTCAACTCCAAATGGCTTTAATCATTTTTACGATTTATCAAACATTGAACAAAAAGATAAAGATTATAAATTCTTTCAGTTTACCAGTTATGATAATCCTTTTTTACCGGTTGATGAATTAAACAAGGCAAAACAAGAGATGACCGAGGACAGATTTGCTCAGGAGTATATGGCTGATTTCAGAAAAACCGAAGGACTTGTTTATAAAGAATTTAATCGTGAAAGGCACGTTGTCGATGAAGAGGGATTTGATGGTGAAAATTTAACAATCGTAAAAACATTATGTGGTGTTGATTTCGGATTTAATAATCCGGCGGCAATAATAACAATAAAAAAAGATAGTGATAATGTTTATTGGATAACTGATGAATGGTATAAAACTCAACAGACTGATGCTCAAATAGCTGATTATACTTCTGCTTTAAAACTTAATGAATGTTATCCCGATCCCGAAAGTGCCGGTGGTATTGAAGAATTAAAAAGACGAGGCGTAAATGTCAGAGATGTGATTAAAGGAAAAGACAGTATCAGAAACGGCATAACCATAGTAAGTGAATTATTAAAATCAAATAGATTGTACATAAATTCAAGGTGTGTAAATTTAATTTGGGAATTTGAAACTTATCATTATCCGCCTAAGAAATCAGAACATAACGAAGAAGAAAACCCGGTCAAAGAAGATGATCACGCGCTTGATGCGATAAGATATGCCTTAATGATGGATAACAATGAAAAAAAAGAGAGTGTCCAAACATACACTTATAAAGGCAAAGCAGGATTTGCGAATAAATATAAATAAAATATGTTAACAGGCGAAGCATTTAATAAGAGTGATGTATCGGCATACCAGCCTGACAAAGATGTCAGTGATTTTACCGCTCAGGTTAAAGTTTATTATAGTGACGGACTTGATATTTTAAATAAACCGTGGACGGAATTAAACGACAGAAGCGTTATTGAAGATATGAACCGAGGCCAGCTGATGTTTAACGCTTATGTTGACACGAATGTTGACGATCCCAATGAAGCGTGGAAGTGGCGAGGCACAAGGTCAAAAGCAAGAAATAAAGGTATTGCGATGCACGCGCAACTGGCTGGAAATTATCTCTTGCCGTTGTTTATGGCACAAAATGAAAATGACGACATTGACAGGGATGCTTCGGAAATTATGCGTTGTATTATTGAGTGGATGGCGCAATCAAATGTATCCGATTATCAGTCGTCTTTTTTACAAATGGTTTTTGCAATGGAAACCAATCCCGTGACATTTTTAGGCGCGGAATATAACGAGGTTTATCAGAAAATAAAACAAGCGCAAGATAATGGCAAGATAACGGTTGAAGAAATACTTGACGAAGTAAACTCAGGATTTAGATGTCCGATATGGTCAGCCAATCAGGTTTTAATCACCAATGCTTTTGAAAGAAATATTCTAAGACAGAAATGTATTATACAGCGAGAGTATGTTGAGTATGCTGATTTGGAACAGCAATACAAAGACCATAAGAATTGGAATTGTGTAAAAGTTGGTTATAACTCTATTTACAATGAAGATGACGGATTATTTTATGATATAAAAGACGACGATCACACGACATTATGCGCCAGAGAAACTTATAAAAACAGACTGGATGATACTGAGGTGGTTTTTGTTGGTGGTATTTATATGAGTGATGATGACATTGAAGCCAATCCGATAAAGCATCGTGATAACAGAAACGCTCCCAAATATAATGTCGTGCCGTTTGGATTTCACCGAATTGGCGAGCATTTCTTTTACTACAAGTCAATGATGAACGAACTGGGTTGGGATGAAATGCGATACAACGCAATGGATGAATTGGTCTTCAATCGCGCTTTGCTTGATGTTGATATGCCGATTGCAGTTTATGGCACTGATAAAAAAATTGATTCCTCAGTCACCTTTCCCAATAGCGTCACAGTTTTTGAAGATAAAGATGCAAGAATACAGCCATTATTACCTCAGAGTAATCTGGTAGGAGGTTTTAGAGAATTAGAAAATATCAATTCATCAATGGATGAGGCGTCAATTAGTGCCACAATGTCTGGCCAATTACCGGAAGCCTCGCAAAAAGCTTACAGCGTTTCACAGGCTCAGGCGTCAGCCAAAAAATTAATCGGGGCGGTGGGTAAATCCTTGGCCGAGTCGGTTGTGATGTATGGCGATTTAATGAAAGATATTGCTTTAAATAAAATAACCGTTCCCGAACTTCAGGAATTAACAGGTGGTAAGACCAAATTAAAATATAAAAAGTTTTTCATCTCAAAAAAGACCGGTAGTTCTGAAATGGATAAGGTAATTGATTTTGATGAAAAGTTAATCGGAAAGGATTTCACCCCGGAGGAAAAAACCAAAATGGAATTGATGATGCTAGAAGAATCTGGCTGGCCGAATACGAAAAAGAGTATCAGTAAAGTAAACCCAGAATTATTCTCTAAGATGAAATATTTATGCAAGGTTGATATTGAAGAAATGTTTACGAAAAATCAAGAATACTGGCAACCAATGCTACTCGCCTTGCGTCGTGAATTTTTGAACGACCCCAATATTGATATGGAAAAACTTGACCGCAAGGTGTTATACGCTCACTTGCAGTCAGAGGGTGAAGATATTATAAAAAAACAAGAACAACTCCCACCACAAGGTATGCCCGAACAGCAACCAGCAGGGCAGAGTCCGCTTGTATCACAAACATTAAATAAGGCAACAGCTAATGTTGCTAATAACATACAATAACTTATGACAAAAGTAATTAACGGTTTCGTTTTAGAAAACGAAGACAAAATTGAAAGAGCTATTTATGGCTCAACGGCTGATAAAGGCCAATTAAAAGGTGGTCTGGTTGAAAAATATCCGATTGTTGATGAAATTCCAGAAGAAGAACTTTTAGTGGCTTATGATAAAATCGGCGGACTGATTACCAAAGACGGTCTGAAAGTAAAGACCGGCTCGTTTTATGATTTGAAAACCAAGTCAGCCAGAAAAGAACCGGAAGTTTTATTTATTGACAGAATTGACGGTCAGGAAGTTGAATTGGATGAAAGCGAGGCCAAGGCAATGAAAAAAGTAAAAGTAAAATCAGATGAACTGAAAGCCAAAGCAAAAAAAGCTAAAAGATAATGAACTGGCTGATAAAAAAACTCGGTGGCTTTACCAAGGATGAGATATTGAATGAAACTATCGGTGATTTATTCAATACCATAAGCGATAAGGATATTCTGCGAGTGGAAAATAACACTTGGTTATATCGTGATAAACCCTTGACTGACTCTGAGATGAAATTAATATCAGCCGAAGCTAAATATCTTTTAAGCTCAACTTTGTGGAAAATATTACAAGACGATATAAAATGGCAGGCCAATGAAAAGATGTATTTCAAGTCTAAAACGATTGAAGATTTAACCGCCGGGAAGTTATGGCTTTATACTCTTAATTGCATAAAAAAAAGACTAGAAGAATTAAAATAAACGGCTCATCAGCCGATGACCTATGCCAAGTCTTTAAACTGACAATGCTAAAAAGCTAATTATTATAGCCAACGCTGGCTTAAAAAGCGATGTCAAAAAATATGACTGAAGAAAATAAGGCCGAACTTGAGGCCGAAAATGCTGAAGCCAATGCTGAAGCACAAGATGCCGAAATCGTTGAAGGCGATGATACTAACAACGAAGGCTTGAACTCTAAAATTGATTATGAAGCTTTACTCGCCAAAGAAACTGAGGCGAGAGAAAAAGCGGAAAAAGCCGCCGCTGATGTTGCTTTTAAGTTAAGAGAGGCAAATCGTAATAAACCTATTGAGGGTGTTGAAGATGATGATAACAAGCCCCTGACGGTTAAACAATTACAGGAAGTTTTAGCCAAAGAACGCCAAGAAACTCAAAAGCAACTGCAAGAAGCACAAGCTGATAAGTTAGCCGGTGATTTGACTGAAAGCGAACCGGAAAAACGCTTAGTAATGGAAATCTTTAAAAATCGCACTTTTCCCGCTCACTTATCTTTAAGTGAACAAATGGAAGAAGCGTATGCTATTGCCAATGTGAAAAAAATCAAAGGCGAAAATAGCGAATTAAAGAGGGCATTGCTTGGTAAGAAAACTCTTAGCAACTCAACGGCAGGCTCGCATCGTGACGGAATGACCGGAGGTGAACCTAAGGTATTGGTTGAAGATAGACAAGTTTTATCGGAAGTCGGTCTGGTTTACAATTCAGCGTCTAAGCGCTACGAAAAGAAAACTCCGTCTGGAATGCTTATTTGGGATACTAAAACCAAGCGCATTATTCCGTTAGCAAAATAGCTTCATAATTAAAACTACTTAGTTTTAATTAATTTACTGAATTGCTGGTATGTAATTCATAGATTTTTTTCATACCTGACAGTTTAATATAAAGGAACGAAAAATTATGGCAAAAGGTGATCTATCGGTTCATGGACCGTTATTTACTAGAGGTCGCAGGGTTGCTGCTTCAGCAACTAGAATTGAAGCAGGTGAACCTCTTTATTCAACCGCTACCATGGATGGCTCTGGTGTTTGTTCGGCAAATACTTGGACTTTAGCTGCTGCTGATTTTACCACTTTAGGTAGTCAATTAACTTTTGGTGGTGTTGCTCAAAAAGGTTCTTTACCTTTTGGCACTGGCACACTAATTGCTCAAACTCATGTTTGTAATTGCCCAGTCCCTCACGCTGGCATTATGCGCGGTAAGGGTGAAACTGCCGCCAGTATTGATACTGACGCTGAAATTTTAGCGATTATCAATGATGCGGTTTTAGTGGATTACAACGCCACCGGTGCTTCTGATGGTGGGCAACTTTATACCATTAAGGTTGCGGCCGCTGCTGACACTTCGGCTTTTGTTATCGTTGATGGTAACGCGGCCAAAGGTACTTTAGATGTTGAGGTTTATGCCACTGTCTATCGTATTAACCAAGATATTACTTAATCTTGGAAATCTTAATAATTAACTCTAAAATATTATGACCCCCACTGGTGGTTTTAACGCTGATTTGTCCCCTAATGCAGTCCATACTGGGATTGATGGATTCATGTGGGATAAATACCAGCTCAGAGAAAATCCTGAATATGTAAGCGCGAGCGACCCATTTTGGTTCAATCAAGGCTCAATGGTTGGCAACGGCTACATTTTTGAAGAATATTCAGGTGTTGGCGCTTTTCAAGAGGGCGCTGATCAAGAAGAAATCTTGAATACCGATATTATTACTGGTAATACTAAAACCATTATCTCTAAACGCTGGACAAAACAAATTCCGATTTCGTTTGAAGCGTTTAAAGCGGATAATAAAGGTTTGAGAGCTAAAATTGGTGGCGATGTCGGCGCGGCCGCAAAACGCGATCAAGATAAAACGTCTTTAATCAATACTTACGGCGATGCTTTTGCCGGCTCACAGGATACCACGCCTGATGGTCAGCCTATGGCTTCTAATAGTCACGTGACTATTACCGGAGTTACGGTTGATAATTTAGAAACTGGTGTTGCTTCTCCGGATAATGTTTGGACTGCGGTTACAGCTTTGGCTAATCAAAAAGATCAAAGTGGTGATATTGGTTCTTATCGTTTTGAAGGTTGCTTAGTTCCTTTCTTGATGTATAAGTCAATTAAGGAAATCCTTAATTCGTCATTGATTGCCGATAGCGCTGAAAATAACCTGAATATTTTTGACACGGATTACGGCACTGTCCGTATTGGTGCGTCAGTGTTCTTAGGCTCAGCTGGTGGCAATACTGCTACTAACGCCAACACTTCATACCATATTATGTCAAGCAATCATCACGTTGAACGCCGGACATTCTATGGTTTAACCACTTCCTTAATCCCACCGGAAAATACTACAAATCATTGCTACGCTCTAAGAGCCTTATACAATGAAAAAGCGTTTGACGGCGGTTGGGCTGGTGGTATTCACGCTAACGGCACAGTTTAATTAACTAAACAGACCAAAAAATATGATTGAAAAATGTAAAGGAAAGAAAAGACTGATGGCAATGTGGCTGGTGATTGGTGTCATTGGTGTTGTCGGTATTGGTGGTTTAGTTAAGGCGGAAACTGAAAAAAGCAAAATTGCCGAATTGACGGAATTTGCCAAAGCAGTTGGTGGTGATGCTGGTGTTGTCAGCCAAGCACTTAATTATTTAGGTGGTCTTGGTGATGCGATGCTTGGATCTTCAGGTTCTCGTTTTCCTCATGGAATTTCTGCTGATAATACTTCTCCATCAGAAGGTGAGGTTAGAGGCACAACGTTTACCTCAACTGGTTTAGCAACATTTGATCAATTAACCATAAATAACACTACTACCCCATCGAAGCAAAGTTATTTTCCGATTGATTTAGCTATGGATTTAACCGGAACTTCAACCGCTAAAGGTGCAACGCAAAATGTCATTACATACTATACTAATACTGGTTCAGATAAAATATTTACTTGGACTGGATATGACATTACG